AAAGCCCGCCCCCAATAAATAAAAGAAACAAATACTAGTATAAATATCTTATATAAGATGCAATGGCGATGTATGTAGAAACAAGAGGAAAAAGGAACAAATACAACTATTAATGGGTACGCAATAGTGGAAAGCTCCAACATTGCTAAAGTGTCTTTCCTACCATAAAGAGTATAGACATTCACTATACCTAGCACTATAGAATGGCTTAGTAGAGCCATTTAATATAGAGTCGCACAATATAGATTGTCCGACATATCACTTTGGAATAGATAAAAGGGGTATACCCGAAAGAGGGGTATGGTATTGAAAAGCGGAGTCTCCCCCCACAAGTGCTACCAATTTTTTAAGAAAAAAGTGTATAGAAAGAGATGAAAGTAATTTTTTATATTATATAGGGGGTTTTGGATGGACATTGTCTATACGGTGGTTAGAATAATTGTTATGAGGAGGGGGAAATTGTTTACAATGAGACTTACTGAGGAGGAGATGGCTCAGTATAGGGAGTTCGTGGGTGGGAATGTTTCTTCTTTTATAAGGAGATTTATGGGGGCGCTGGTCGGAGACCCTCAATTTAGTAAGGTAATTGATGATTATTTTAATGAGAAGGAAAAATAAGAGGTTCCCGTATGGGATACCTTGGCCTTATTTTGAGGTTGATTGGGAGCATTATGAGGCGGCGAAAGTGGCGTTTAAGGCAGAGTTGAAGCAGGTGTTTTATTCGAGGAAGAGGTTTTCAGAGAAGAAACAGCCAGGTATTGGGAGAAGTCATCATGGATACTTCACTCCAGAAGGGTGGGAACTTATACTTAAATAGTAAATAACATGCGAAGAATCATTAAGACGAATTATGAGGCTAGGCAGCAACTTGCTGAGGGAGCGAGAAAACTTTCTGAGGCAGTTGGCTCCACATTTGGCCCGTATGGGAAGAATTTCTTTCTTGATAAGAAGAATACGGTGACGAATGATGGTGTTTCGGTGGCAAGAGAGTTTCAACCTGACGATGAAATTGAGTCGAGGGGAGCTACTGCAATTCGGGAAGCAGCAATTAAGACTGTTGATATATCAGGGGATGGAACTTCGACAGCTATTATCCTTGGATATGCTATCTATGAAAGAATTTCTCATTACTTGGGGGATGATGTGACGAGAGCAAAGATGACTCCTTCTGAAATTGTAAGGAAAATCGAGACTGAAAAGCAGGAAATCATTCAGAAATTAGAGGAAATGGCGACCCCAATTACTTCAGAGGAAGAGCTTGTGCAATCAGCTATTGTTTCAACGGAATCAAAGGAACTTGGAGAGATAATTGGAAAGGCACAGTGGAAAGTGGGGAAAGATGGCTATCTCCTCGCTGAACCTACTGCAGAAAGGCAGTCGTCGGTTGAAATGATTCATGGTATCCGGATTGATAACGGGTTTGGCACTTCACAGATAATCAATAATCAAGAGAAGCAAACACTCGAAATTGAAGATGTACAGGTACTGCTCACCTCATACACGATAAAAGATATTAAGGATTGGCAGAATATCATGCGCGTTTGTGAACAGGTCGCGAAAGACGGGCAAAACAAGCTCGTTGTTATCGCAAGGGCGTGGACGGATGAAACTGTTCGGTTTTGCCTTGAGAATATAAACAAGGGTGGTATGTCTATTTATCCGCTCTCAGCTCCTTATGAGGATATGCAGGAGAGATTTAAGGATTTGGTGGCTGTACTTGGCGGTAAATTCTATGATTCCGAGAGCTCTCGCTTAAAGGATGTGGTACTTTCTGATTTGGGCTTTGCAACGAAAGTGACAGCAAAGAGATTCGAGGCGATTCTCGCTGGAAAGAACGATAATTGGACTGCGGAGCGGATTGCGGCGAGGACAAAAGAACTTGAAGATAAGTACAACGGTTCTGAGTCTGAATTTGAAAAGAAGAAACTTAAAGAGCGCGCCGCTCAACTCAATAATGGTTTTGCAATCGTAAAGGTTGGTTCTCCATCTGACATGGAACGACAACGATTGTTCGATAAAGCAGAAGACGCTGTTCATGCTGTTCGTGCTGCTCTCCAGGAAGGCACTGTCCCTGGTGGCGGCCTCGCTCTCAAACAAATCGCAGAAATACTTCCTGATGATTACTTTCTCAAGATGCCGATACAGGAGCCATACAAACTCCTTATGGATTCTGCTCCAAAAGACTTTACAATTGAGTCATGGGTGAGAGACCCACTCAAGGTAGTGAAGGTTTCCTTGGAACAGGCTTGTGCCGCTGCTTCTACGTTCGCAACGGTGGCTGGTGTGATAACCGCGAAAAAGTCTTCCGAACTAGACGAGTTATTCCGAACTCGCACTCAACAATAGGCGTCGAAATTATTAGTAATAATGAAATTTCTCATGGCAACAAAGAAAAAGGCAAAGAAAGTAGTGAAGAAATCTGCAAAGAAAGCAGTTAAGAAGGTAATGAAATAATTATGGCCCCATTTGTGTCGAAGGCCCAGATGAGAGCAGCTTTTTCCGGTAAACTTGGAGAAAAGATGAAAGATAAAGCTGAAGAATGGGCTAAAGAAACGCCTGACATGCGCTCTCTTCCTGAGAGAGTCGGCGAGACACATGCTCAAAAAGCAAAGAAGCAATTGCTCCGCGGGATGAGGGGGAAGAAACGATAGGTATGGAAAACCCCCTCAAGGGGCTTCGCGTCCCAAAAGAAGCAAAGAAACCTAAGCGGAAACCAACTCCACGGCAGAAAGCTACTATGATGAAAATCATGCGTGGAGTAGAGCCGAAGAAAGCAGCTCTCGAAGCTGGATATACTGAACTAAGTAATGTCGTGAGAGCAAAGGGATTTGAAGAATTGCTTGATGAATATCTTCCTGAAGATAAATTGCTTTCTCTTCATAGAAATGGGTTAGATGCGGTAAAATATGTTGGCGCCGACCTGCGAGAGGTTCCCGACTACCAGACACAGAAAAATTTTCTTGAATTGGCTTATAAATTACGTAATCGACTAAAAACAGATGGAGGAGGAAACGGAGACACAATCAACATCACTCTCTTCTCAAGAGACCAGCTCAAAAGAGTCGCAGCAAGAATTATTGAACATGATGCGCTACCAAGCGCAGAATCATCTCATAGACTTCATGATAGCGACCAACCATCGCTACCAGCCGAACTGGCACCATGAGCTTCTTGCAGCGGAACTAGAGAACATCGCTAAGAATGGTGATAGGGACTTTAAGGTATTGATAGTTTCAATGCCTCCTCGCCATGGGAAATCACAGCTATGTTCTATAGGATTTCCTGCGTGGTACTTGGGAATGAGCCCAAATAAAGAGATTATAACTGTTTCATACTCAGCAGAACTTGCTCAGGATTTCGGTGGTAAAACAAGAGAATTGGTAGATTCTGAGGCATATAAGTTTATTTTTAATACAACTCTCAAAGAAGATGACGCCGCTAAGGCAAGGTGGCGTACTAATGAAAACGGTTCTTATACTTCAGTTGGTGTCGGAGGGCCAGTGACAGGGCGTGGAGCAAACATTCTCCTTTTCGACGACCCTGTCAGAAATAGAGAAGAGGCTGAATCCCAAATAATCAGAGAAAAACTGTGGAATTTTTTTACATCAACTGCGTTCACTCGATTGGAACCAGGTGGGGTTGTCGTTGTTGTTATGCAGAGATGGCATGTCGATGACCTTGTCGGGCGAATAATCACACACCCGTCCCTTTCAAAGATGACAAAAGTCATACACTTACCAGCAATCGCTGTTGAAAATGATTCCTACAGAAATGTGGGGGAAGCACTTTGGCCTAAAAAATACTCGATAGATAAATTGAATGAAATCAAGGAAACTGTCGGCCCGTATGACTGGGCTTCTCTTTACATGGGAGACCCAGTCCTGACAGATAACCAAGAGTTCGATATTGCTTGGTTCAAGCCAATTACTGAAGTTGAACTGCTCCAAAAAAGCACAAGGAATTTTCTCACTATCGACCCAGCAATGAGTAAAGAGAAATCTTCCGACTATACTGGATTCATTGATAACTCTGTAGATGTACAGAATTTTTGGCATGTTAAGGGCTGGCACCAAAAGTTATCCCCAGAAGAGCTTATTGAAACAATGTTCAATTTGTACCTACTCAGACGATATGAAGTAATCGGAATTGAGAAGACCGCTTACACATGGGGTCTCAAACCTTATCTCGACCAAGAGATGCGAAGAAGAAAAATTTTCTTGCCAATTCTTGAACTTTCACATGAACAAAGAAATAAGGAAATAAGAATCCGTGGCTTAATTCCTCGATATGCAAGCGGTTCCATTTTCCATGTTCAAGGTTTCACAAAAGAACTAGAATCTGAGCTCCGTGATTTCCCGAGAGGTCTCCACGACGATATCATCGACGCACTCAGTTACCAACTACAAGTTGCGGATTCTCCAAACATTTCAGTAGGTTCTTCTGCAAGAGTATTTCTTCCAATGGATGATTGGTGATTAACTTGACAAGTGCTTATGTTACTATTCATTCTATGATTGGGAAAGCCTTCTCTCCGACGAAAGATGGTGTTTTAGTTAATGGAGAAGTCAACCCTGTAAAGCCGTCTGAGTATAAATTCCCGAATTGGGATGTTGCTCAGCTTTTTGCAAAAGTTCAATTGGGCTATCAGCGTGCTTATGCGCTCCAACACAGAACATTTGATGAATTTGATGGGATGTCTCTTTTACAGAGGTCGAAACTCGACCAAGAGACCTTTAGCGCATTTGTTGGTGCTCAGTTTGTTGCTCAACATAACAAATGGCGTTGGAAAGGGAGGAAAAATACTGCTAGAAATAAGCTAATTGGGATACTCGCGCACATGCTTTCTGGGATGCTGTATCCTATGGTTCGAGCCCAAAACGATGAGAACGAAGACGACGCAACATCTGCACAAGTAATGCGCCTTATTGTTGAGGAACATCTCCGCAAGGCAAAATATGAAATTCGGTTTCTTTATATGGTGCTTTCTGCGTTGGTAAATCCAGCTGTTATTGTGAAAGTTGAATATGTAGAAGCAATCCAGCTTATTAAACAAAGGCTTGCTGATGGAAAAATAAAGATAACTGAGGCAGTTGATTCTCTACTTTCAGGTCTTAATTTGTATATAGAACCAATTGACCAAGTTCTTTTAGGTGATTTTTACGTAAATGATGTACAGAGTCAACCTGAAATTTACGAAGTAAGGAGAATCCCGTATGATACAGCGCGCAAAATATGGGGCAGCCATAAAGATTTCAAGTATGTCCAACCTGGTAAGACAAGACTTTTTATGGCTGGGAATGAGGCGGGAACATTGTTCGATATTGATTGGACTGAGGCAGATGAAACTGCGGTACAGGTAATCGCAGCATACTACCGAGCTGATGATTTACAGGCGACTTTCGTCGGTGGTGTTTTTGTAGGTGACGAGAGCGACCCGTTCAACTCTAATCCATTTGAACATCGAAGAATGGTTCCAGTCGGAGAAGAGTGGATGTCTATGCCTGTGTACCCTTTCGCGAAGACGTTTTTTGAACCGTTAGACACAAGTGGACGTTTTGCCTACGGCAAATCAGGTGCTTTCAAGGAGTTCTGGGATGACGCAACACAAAACAAAATGCACCAACTGCTTGTTGATGGAACGTATCTTGACGTCATTAAGCCTATATTCTTCTCGGGAATTTCAAAGATTGACTCTACTGTGATAGCCCCTGGCGCTGCGATTGGTATGCCGACAGGAGCAAAAACTGAGGCATATTCACTCGGGCCAAACCTCGTTTCTGCTATGCAGGTGACTCAGAAACAAGAACAGGACATGAGTGAGAGCACCCAAGACAAGATAATGTCAGGAATCACTACGCCTAACGTAACTGCAACGCAATCAATCCAGGCGCAACAACAAGCCCAACGTGTATTAAGTGTATTTAGCGTGATGATTGCTGACCTTATCAAGCAAATTGGTGAACTTGTTATAGATTGCACAATTCAATACACGACTGTTGGGGAATTGGACGCCACGACACCTGAAAATCTGCGACTTAAATTTGAAACCTTGCTAATAAAGAGCAAAGAAAACGGCCAAGACAAGGCGAATAAGATAGTATTCAATTCTGACTTAATTGGTAAAAAAATGTCCCAAACCAAGCAAGACGAATACGCTTGGAAATTGTGGAAAGACGCTGGAGGGGCTGACGCGAAGTACAATCTTTTCCATGTGAACCCTTATAAGTTTGCGAGGAATAAATACTCAATGTATGCCGATGCAGAGCAAATAACATCAGCTGCCGTTGGCTCTACGAGGATGAAGAAGATTCTCAATGTACAAATGCTCACGTCTCAGTTTGTATACCCATTCACTGACCAAAAAGAAATTGCGAATTACGTTATTGAGGAGTTCTCAGATGGAGACCCTGACCGATTTAAGTCGAAGCAATCTCCTGACCAAATGATGTCTGCTGTTATGGGCGGTGGTGCGGGTGGGCCAACTGGCCCTGGGGGCTCGACGCCATCTCCTATAGCGGCGGATGCCACGAAAAAGGTCGGTTCTTCAATGAACGAATTACCAGCATTAGGCGCGGGAGCGCAGTAATTTATGGCAAGTCAAAAGAAAGCAACAGTTTTACCTTTGCACAAGCGGATTGCGACTGGCGGTAAGCCAAGTGGTCATCCGAAACCGAAAGTGAAATAGGTCGTATTATTAAAATAATTGAAATCAGCTATGGAACCATATAAATGGGTATCAGAAGGAGGTTTGAGGAAATTTGACCGAGCGATTCAAGAATTGAAGAAGTCTAAACTAGAAGTCACTGAAGAGGCTGTTAAGGCACTTTATGTGAAATATGGTGGACTTGTGCTTGATGAGAATTTCGATGAAGCCGCTGAGGAAGAGACCGTTGAGGTCAAGCCGAAGCGACGTAGATTGAAATAAATATGAGAGCCAAGTTAGCGCATTGGCTTCTCAGAAAAGTTCTTTCAGGGAAACTAGAATTAAGCGAAAAGAATCTTTTGTTCGGTTTAATTATCGAACGAATGGACGCTTATCCGCTTAGTGCTATTCTTTATACAGATGATTTGGGGCAGTTGATTCTCAAAGGGGAGGTTGTCGATTTAGACAAAGCCAAGCAACTCTATATGTCGGCCAACGATGCTATAGATAACAAGGCAGAACAACTAATCGACCTCCAAATGCTTTGGGAAGCGACAGTCAACGGGATTCACAATGGTGATTCCCCTGAAAAGCTCCTTTTCTTCAGAGCAGCGATATGGTGGCATCAGCAGCGGCAACGCTACTTACGTCTCCTAGCGCAACGAGAAGGCTTGTCCAGCCAGTAGGACAGTTATTCGTCAACTTAAAACGACAAAACTTTCATAGTTTTTCGTAAACTCAAAACGATGTCAGAAGAAATTAAAGTAGTGGAAACTCAAACCACCGAAGAGTTGCAAGGCTCCGTTCCTTCACAAGAAACAAAACCAAAGTATTCCGAAGCAGAGACAACTGCTTATAATCTAAGAAAACAAGCTGAAAAGGCTAAAGAACTTGGCCTTAACCCAGTAGAAATTCTTGGGATAAAGACAGAACCTGCTCCGGCTCCAAAACTAGATGAAAATGAGCCATTAACTGTAGGCAAACTGAAAGAGATGCAGCAAACGCAAGCTCAACAGGAAGCCTTCAAGTTGCTCGATTCGATTGAGGACGAAATGGAGAGAGAGGCAGTACGTGAGATACTAAAAACGCGTATTGTTCCTTCGGGTAATGCTGCCGCTGATATTGCAATCGCAAGAAGCGCAGTAAACTCTGTGAGAAATGCTCGTATTGCCGAGGAGGCTGCGCGTAAAACTGCGGCTCCTAGAACTGCTGCAGGTGGTTCTAGCGACGCTCCGAAAGAAGTACCTTTCGAGCCGACTGAGCAGGAGAGAATTTTCATGGCTCCTCCATATAATCTTTCAAAAGAAGAACTCATCAAGCTGAGGAACAAAATGCAATAATTTGGCTTTACTTGGGGAAGGCCTTATTCAGGTAATTCTACCAATATGGCAGGTATACCAAACAAAATTTTCACAATCGACAAAGGTCTCTCGATGACTTTTGAAACGACGTTCATCGTTGCTTCAGGAACATCAGCATCGATTGCTTCAGGAACTCCATCTAAGTGTGTCACAGCTGACGGCTCTGTTGCCGGAGTTGTCGCCGCTATGGTGGACGGCGATGGACTCGTCACTGGAGAGCGCTTTACTGGACTCGGCAAGCGAACCTCAACTGAGACAGCCTCAGCAAACGGAACGGTTGGCACTTGGGCACCAGTCCCAGGCCTTGTCTACCGAGGCTATGCAAAGTCCGCAGCTGCTGCTGACACTCAATCAGAAATTAACGCCCTTATGGGTAAGAAGGTTCTTTTCGACCTCACAAGTTCTGATTGGACAGTTGACACTGCCGCGACTGATGCGCTTGTAAACTGTGTTGTAGTCGTCGGTGGAAACCCAAAGACGAGCGAGATAAGTTTTATCTACTCTGCAAAGGGAACCATCTTCGATACTTCGACAGCGATTTAGTTCTTAACAGATTAACAAACTAGCATTTAGCTTTGAGTCGTTCCATCTGTAAAGATGAAAGAGTTGGTAGGGCGAGTTAGTTCTAAGACCCCTACGCGAAACGACAGAAACTAACCAAAACTACATGCCTGGATTAAATTATAGTTCTTCTCCAAATCTCGAACTTGTAAAGACAGCTCTCGACAAGCTCCGAGATGGTACGCTTGCTTCCGTTGACAACAACGGTAAGGCAATAGCTACCGACCCGATGGTTTTCAACCAATCAACTGCTGACCGAGCTGCTGTCATTAGCTCTGTTATCGGTGGCGGTGGTTACTTCAAAAAGACCATTACTGGTGTTGCTCAAGACATCACGGCTAAGAAAAACGCGGTTAAAGCTGCATTTTCACCTAAGACGACGATAATCGCTGAGTTCAACTCTGACTTACCAATCTCCCGTTCGTTTATGATGGACCAACAGCATGAAGCTGTTGCAAAATCTGTTCGACAACAGGTTCTCTCTTGGACAGCGACTCGTGACCAAAACGCTTTTGCGTACTACGCTTATGGCTTCGGCACCACGCTTTCGACGACTGTAGGTGACAACGTCGCACTGTTCTCAAGCAGCCACGTAAACGTCAACGGAGACACGATTGACAACTACGAGACCGCAGCAATGAGTGTGTCAGCTCTCAATGCTGCTATCGTTTCTCTTCGCGGACAGAAAAACCAAACAGGTGTTATCGTCGGTTATGAGCCGAAGTTCCTCCTCTGCGGTTCTACTCTTCACATGGACGCGACTACAGTAGCGAAGTCTGTGCTTCGCGCAGGAACTGGCTCCAACGACCTTAACTATTTCTCGGAACTTTATCCTGGGATGAAGGTTGTGTGGAACCAGTTTATAGACAACTCTGGCGCAACAAACCAAGCGACGATGTACTTCGTAGGTTCCGCTGACCACGGTGTAATGCGCTTTGAGCGAGAATCTTTCTTCACTACCCTTGTGGGATGGGAGACTAACGAAAACGACCAGTATCTGTACAAGATGCGCGCTCGTGAGGAAGTTGACACCATAGAGTACCAGGGTCTCGTCGGCTCTGACGGAAGTGCCTGATTATTATCGTAATTCGCAACCAACTATGAAAGCATATATAGCTATCGGATTGGCTCTGGTTGCGATAGTAATCGCACTCCTCGGAGCTACCCCTAAATATGGGGATATTACAGGAACTTCGTACTTTGACTACTTCCAAGCATCGACAAATGGAGGTTTCAAGGTCGGGAGCAACACTATCATAAACGGTAGTGGAAACATCTCTCAACCAACTTCCAATTCGGCCACTTCCACAGCTGTACTTGGTTGTATTCAAATGTACGCCACGTCGACTGCCACAGCGGTTCGTATTGAATTTTCAACTACAACTGCGCTCGCCACTTATAGCGGCGGGTCAGTGCCAGCTGGTGCTGTCGCGTGGGACTACGGAACCTGTCCGTAATTCGTTCCCTCACCCCACCCGTAATTACTGCGCTAGTACTACGGGTGGTAGTGAGGTCGCGAAGCCTCAATTATTAAAAAGAATTAAAGTTTATGGAATCATTAAAAAATACAATTATAACTTTGGCTATTATTGCGCTAGTCATCGCAGCAGTAATCGCCTCTGGCGTCACTGTAGTGAAAGCGAATCCTTCTTATTTCGTGCGGAATAGCTCATCTTCTTCAACAAACTGTACGATGTCTGCATCAACTTCTGTCGCTTATATGACAGCAGGAAGAGCAACTACGACTCTAACCCTTAACGCAGTTGGATGCGGCTCCTCAAGGGCTATCGATTCAGCTGCATTGATGCTTTACAGAAATGCGAGTGCCCCTGGTACAAGAACAAGAATCAAGTTCGAGTTTTCAGATGACTGCGACGCTTCGACAGGCGGTAGTTGGTACGCGCCGGTTGCGACTTCCACAGATTACGTAGTTGACACTGACGCAGCTGTCAACTCATTTAACGCCATTACATGGCAGTTTGCTTCAACAACGATTGGAGGAGGTGTCGCAGCGTCTGATAGTGACACACTGCTTATCCCTATTCGAGTCCCAACTAAATGTGTACGTGCGGTGCTCACTGTTCCGATTGGGGCGGCTTCTTCCTCGATTTGGGGAGCACTTGTTGGGAAGCAAGAAACAAATTAGCAAACTTGTATGTCATTCAACACAGTCTCACAGCTAAAGGATAGTATTTCAGGACAATTACAGGGACTAAACCTGAACAATGTCAAAAATCTATATAAGGCATTAGAGCGCACCGCTCGTGAGACTTGTGTTGAACTTGATATACCAGAGGCTTCGCTCCAAAGTAATTTGATTCTTTATGACGGCGTGTATGATTACGGCGAACTGCCGAGTATCTTCGGCTCTGCGATAACCGACGTAAGACCTCAGGGCGTTTCTCGCTCTTCGGTAAATTACACCTACCGTAAACCACCGCAAGATTTTGACAGAGAAAAAGGATTTGGGACTACTGGTACTGAAATCGCTTTCGAGTATAAGAACGGCACTCCTGTAACGAGGATTTACTCAGTTTTGCCGAAGTCACGCGCGATACTCGATGCAATGTCAACAACATCTGGTTGGTCTGAGGGTGGAAGCGCGTCTGCTCCTGTCCAAGACTCAATCATCTATTACTCTGCACCTGCTAGTCTCAGACTCACAATGACAGGAGCATCAACAGGAACACTGACGAAAACAATTTCATCACTTGACCTGTCAGAATATGAAGATGTGGGTGTCGTTTTTCTTGCCGTGAGGATTCCTGACGGTGCATCAGCAACTGATATAACATCGATGACATTTCGTGTTGGCTCCAGTGCTTCAAATTACAATGACGTCTCCGTAACTGAAGGTTTCCTCGGTACATGGACTGTAGGAGAGTGGTTGCTTATTGCTTTTGACTTTTCGACAGCATCTCAAACAGGAACGCCAGATTGGTCTGCGATTACTTATGTCTATCTTAGTATTGCTCATGGGGCGACAATAACTAATCTTAGACTCGGTGGTCTGTGGATGTCTTACCCTTGCCCTGTGACAGCTTTCTACCAAACAAATGCCATTTTTATGGCCTCCTCTACGCCGTCGAATCGAATAACGAGTGATAATGACCAAGTCATCTTGAATGAAGCAGCGTATGTCATTTTTGAGATTAAAGCGGCCAGAACTATTGCCAAACAGCAAGGTGGCACAATAGCATCATCTTTCATATCTGACATTGATAGGCAGCTTTATGGGATACCTGGCGATATGAACAGACCTGGTCTTATCCCAATGTATAAAGCCGATAATCCTTCAAGAGAACTGAGAGAAATTGGCTCATGGTATGAGTAAAAAGGCATCAGGAATTATTGGAACAGATGATGTCGATTTCGGCATTATTTCTGGTTTCCCAGGATATAATTCTTCAGGAGACCCGACAGCTATCAAACCGAACTATCTAACTCAAGGTTCAATAAATACGTACCGCAAAACTTCAGGAGTGATTGCAAATCGCCCTGGTAGAAAGCTCTATGATGCGTCTACTGACGCAACTATAGCCGGTATTAAAGCGGCTTTTGTATGGCACACATCTCTTTCGAGCACGTTTGTCTTGGAAGTTTGCGATGGCAACCTTCGGTTTGAGAGTGATGTAACGGGGACAAGAACTTGGTACAATCTTCTTACCAGTCTTACGCTTACCTCTTTTGTTTTCGATACGTGGTGGGACAACACCGACAAAAAAGATAAGCTTCTCATGGTCAACGGTAGTAATGTTGTTTATGACTGGAGCGGTGGAATCGCTCTCTTCGTTTCAGCAACTCCGACGGTCATCACACTTGACAGAAACGCAGCGACAGCAGGGTTTGCATCCTCTGGGACTGTTACAATAAACGGAACCGATTACACTTATACAGGAATAAGTGGCAGTACCCTGACAGGGGTCGGCTCCAGTGCCGCAGGCGAGGCAGCAGATAGTGTTGTGGTACAGACTATCTACACACTCCCAAATTCATCTATTTCCTCTGGGCCAGGAACTGAATTTGTGAATGATTACATAAAAGTGATTAATAATCAGATGTACTTAGGCTCATATACTTCGAGACTCACATATATAACGAAAGATAGCGACTATAAATCATGCGCTCAATCATCTCCAAGATTGACTGGAGAAGGAGATACACTCACGCTTGACGACAATGGGCGTGGTATTGGTGTTAAAAAAGGTGCAGCTCACATCTTTGCAGGAAGTGGAAACTTGTATAGAGTGACCTTTAACCAGATAACTGTAGGTTCGACTCTTTCTGAGCAAACCAAGGTAGAGAAAATTCCACTTGGCTCGGAACTTTCAGCCAAATCACACGATTTTATCGACTCATTGTCGGATAACCTTATCTACCTCGACCAAACAAATCAAGTGAGAGTATTCGGTTCTTTCTCACAAATGGTGACTGACAGACCTGTGATTTTATCAAGAGATGTAATGGACGAGCTTTCTTTGACTGATTTTACTGGCGGACATCTCAAAGTGATTGCTGACAAACGTGGGGACAATATATATATAACTGCCCCGAACAGCTCATACGTATACTGGTTCCAAGAAATTGCGATGCTCAACGCTGTTGAAAACTTGTCGGTTGAAAGATTATGGCAGCCTCCTCAAATATGGGGTGTCTCACGTGTCCTTGCCGTTCCTGATTCAAATGGTGATGAGAAATTAGTTGGTTTTTCAAACATTAATCCACAAGCATATTATCTTTGGGAAACTGACCAATGGGTAGATGATGCTCCGTCTGACAGTCTGCCCTACATCTCAATCGCACTGTTCGCCTATCAAAATGGTGGGAGAAGACAGGGAAAGATTATCTTTGATAAGACATATTTTGAAGGATATTGCACACAAGGAACCAATCTTTACTCGGGCTTTTACTACGATTACCAGGGTTCAACTACTGTTACTTCTCCTATTATCTCTAATATAGATTCACGATTCCAAACTTCACAACTGTTTTCTGGCGTTGTTCCTCCGTCACTCGGAGATGCTTCTCTCGGTGAAAATCCTCTTGGCGATGGGCTAAATACGGCGTTGGACGACCATTTCACACTTCCAAAATTCAGGACAATCATCGGAACGCAAGTGAATGACTGCTATGAATTTGCCACAATGTTGTATTCGCAGGAGGCGGGAGATAGATGGGAATTACTTTGCTACGGCTCGAATATACGACTTTCGCAGTCGGAACCAATAGAAATAATTAAAATTTAATGGATAATTACTAACAAATTCTATGAATAGAAAAGCAGTAATCGTAGTTTGCATCTCAATCGTAATCACTCTAACGACAGTAATGCTTTCCTCATTCAAGAGCGCCACACAAACGTATGAAGGTTTTGCACCTACTGGCGGTGGAACGTATAGACTACAGGCATCGATAGGTACTTCAGACACAAGTTTTACACTATCCTCGTTTAAAGAGCCAGTCTCCAATATCAAATATACGATGTCCTATCTTAATTCAGACATAGTGTATGGAACGCTTGACCCGCAGACATCGAAGCCGGAATTTATATCTTTCACTGGCATAACTCAAAACGCAGATGGTACTGCGACTCTTACAGGTGTCACGAGAGGTTTGTCACGAACACCAGCTGGTAGTGCTTGTATCGCATCGACGACCCTTGCACAAGCGCACGCAGCACAATCTATCTTTATTGTTTCGGATTCCCCATGTTTCTTCTACGAATATCTTCCGACAAGAGCGAACGCAACTTCGAGTGCTTCTTTGGTTTTCTCCTCCACAACACCACCTCACTATGATTGGGCACTTACATCGACGCAGTGGAATGACGTAGCATCATCAACGCTTGTTGACCTCGCGAAACTTCAGGCCACTGCAATCGCAGGAGCATCAAATGCGACTGATGTTTTGCAGGGTCTTGTTGAACTTGCGACTGCGAGGGAAGCAGCATCTTCTACAGTAACTGGTGGCACTGGAGCAAACCTTGCTTTGTGGAGTAAGTATGCAACTGATACCCCTAATACTGCTACTCGTGGCTCTGTCATCCCGATGACAAGAATTACAGGGTATTTGGCACAGGCTTGGCTTGATTTGACTGCGTTGTTTACCTTTACTGGAGGTCTCACTTCAACTGGTACCACAACAATCTCAGCCTCAAGTCTTACAACTAATCCGGCCGTATTTAATAGTTTGGCTTATCGTTTCCCAACAGCGCGTGGAGCAAGTTCGACTGTCCTTTCTGAAGATGGCACAGGGAAATTAACGTGGGAGCCAGCACACGGGATGTACACACTCGCCACATCGACGACTCTCACTGCAGGCGCAGGTGTTTTTAGCACTTCTACGTTGATAACAATACCCGCTGGATTTCTTAACGCGAGCTCAAGTATTTCCGTCGCGGGCGGCGCGAGCTGTCTGGCGACAGGCTCAACAGGAGCTGATTGCAATGTATATTTGCGAGATAGCACTGGTAAGACACTTGGGAGTATCTCAATCGGGCCAAGGTCAACAAATACGAACGGTTCTGACGCAATAGGCAGCTTCACGTTCAATACTATTTTTGCTCCGTCGATGACAGCCGAGACGACAAATTATACGTGTGCCATTTTTGGTGTTTTCACGTCAGCGACCGCATCGCTAATGGGTTGTTCAGGAGGCGGCTCAACAGCAGGTACAGTCGATTTCACTAGTAATGTGACACTAGCCATTGTTTTGTACGGCGGTGGCTCAAACTCAAGTGCTAATGTGTATGGTCTTAGCTTAATTATCCGTCAATAAAAGTATGCCTGGAGCACCAGATTGGTCAAAATATAGCGGAACGACACCTGCGAATACTATCCCTCCTGTTTTAAGTATGCCGCAAACCACTCCGATTGATTGGTCTAAATACACACCTATTGCCCCTGCGTCTGGCGTAACCCAGAAAACAGTAGAACCGTCAGTTGTAAGTAGCACCGCTATTGAACCTAAGATTGCTGAATATAAGGACAAACTTGCTGAATACCAGGCTAAATTTGACCAGATAAAAACTCCCAAAACTGGTACAACAGCAACTCAGACTGATTGGCAGAAGCAACAAGAAGAAAAGGTAAAGAACCAAGGACAAACTGGTTACGACATCTTCGGAAATCCTGTTTCCGATACAGGGACGTCCTCTACGGTGCAGACCCCAACCCCTCAACTAACGAGAGATGAACTCATAACTCGCTCTCTCCAAGAGGCGCAGAACACTTACGCGAGTGTGCGGAATACTCTGAATCCTGAGCTGCAAATGCAAGTAGACGCTATAAACAAACAATTTGACGCGCTTCTTAACATGCAGAAAATGGCTAACGCTGGTAAAGAGGCAGCTGTTGATTCGGCCCTTCTAAGAACTGGCAGTTCACGCTACTCCCCACTTTCTGCGGCAGGGATATCTAACACAGAGATTAGTTATGGCATTTCTCAATTATCGAATATAGAAAGTCAGAGGCAGACTGCCATTGCAAATGCAAGAGCTGCTGCTGCAAAAGATTCTTGGGATTTGGTAGGTAAAATTCTAGGACGTGTTGATGAGTTAGAGAAAGAACAAAGAGACCTCCTTACTTCCCAGAATCAAAAACTACTTGAGCAAGTGAGAACTGCTCAGATAAGCCAAGCTGTTTCTGCTGCTATTGATAGTGGTCTTCAAAATCCAAAAGACATCTTCGATGCCATGTCAGGGAATCAAGTAATTGGAACACTGAATGTCTCTTCAGATGAGGTGGCAAAGGCTTACTCTGATTTGGTAGGTTCTCCTGCCCAACTTGGGCAAGACTGGAATATGTTCCAGAATCTTCTCAGTTCAGGAGAATTGCAGAGGGTTACAGGAAATGCCAACCCTACGTTTTTTGATTATTTGAAAGCGAAAGACGCGGCTACGACTAATCCTACCGACCCAACGCTTCTAGCACTTCGCCAAGCTCAACTGCAGCAGACACTTCTGCAACTTAAGGGATATATCGACCTCCCAACAAATCCAGATGGAACAGTTAGCGAGCAGAATGTGCAATATGGTTCAGCTATGAAATTTGCTCTTGCAGACGCTAGTGCGACTGAAGCTAAACTAAGAGGACAAACATTTTCAGAGCTCCTCTTACAAGGGGAGCAGCAAAAAGCAAAAGAGTTCATCTTCAAAACTGCGCTCGAAACATCGAACGCTGACACCTTTAGGAAAATACAAGGAGTAGGTGAAACAATGGCTGCTATTGATTCTTTCAAGCAATTGGTACGGGAGATGAAGGATAGGGGAATATCTACAGACATTATCTCAGGAACAGCAGAAGATTTGGCGAGGAAGGCTGGCGCGACTATTGACCCAATTAAAGTTGATTATCTTTCGAGAGCTTCACAGATACTTTTCAACTATCGTAAATCAATGACCGGTGTTCAGTTCTCGTATGCAGAAGGACAACAATATGCAAAACTGTTCCCTAATTACCAGAATACACTCGCAGTGAACGACCAGTTGATTAACTCACTTTATTCTGGTCTTGCAACGCAAGTAGAGATATTCTATAAGCAGAAACTCGGAACAGACAATTACAATTATCTACTTTCTGACCCGAAAGGTCTTAACCAATTTGGTATCGGAAACCAACAAGTGAAGACAGAAAATACTCTCGACCCTGACCTATTACAAACTAACTCGCAACCAGGCACTGCGTCATTCCTTGGTTTTTAATATGCCGCCCTTCATTCCACCACAGCAAAATACACCTACCGCTGGGTCAGCACCTACGAAGAAACCATCTCTCCAGCAATTTGGAGATAATTTGAAGGCAAAATACGGAAATGTTCAATTACCTGATGGGAGAACTTACAGCCAAATCGACAGTGTCGAAGCTGCTCAGAGGTACATAAAGGCTCATCCTGAATACGCGCAAGCAGTTGAGACACGCGGCTCAATTGAGCAAGGTTGGGATAAGTTTGCAGAAATGACACCACAGCTCGACTTCACAAGAGGTGTTCTAAAGGAGGGCACTAGATTGGGGGCGAGCTTCGGAGAGATGGGAGCTAAAATAGCCGATACAGTGACAACACCTGTCCTAAAAGCAATAACAGGTAAGGACATCCCTACAACTGGAACAGCTGAAGGATTTTCTGAACTATATAAGCAATCTGAGCCAAAAGGATTCGGGGAGAAAGCAGGTGCTTTCACCGCCCAGTTAGGTGAGTTTCTGTTGCCAGAAACTGAAATCGCCAAAATGTCAGAAGTTCCTGCTGCCTTGAGAGCAGGTCTACAGGTGATTAAAGATGTCGGTATCGCAGGGATGCAATCAGAAGGTGATAAGGGGGCGATGGTCGGGACAGGTGTCATTTCAGGATTGCTTCACGGAGTTCCGCAGATAGCTCAAATTCCTGTTGTTAAGCAAGCACTATTAAAGACATTTGGCGCTGTCTCAGGCTATCCAAAGCAATGGCTAGAAGTTGCTCTTCAGCGCTCAGAGGCAACCAAAGCTGGCGTTGAGGGCGGCGCAGGATATTTCACTGGAATGATTAAAGGAGCTTTCCCTAAATTTAGGGAATTTGTTAAAAGTGCAGCTGAGAATGGGAAACAATATGTCGGGAAACTATCAGAGGAGGCTGGTGGTTCTGGCATCAATATCGCAAAAAACCCCGAAACAAAACAGGCCGCTGAAACTCTCGTCGAGAGCATCGCGAGGAAATTGAATAGTGCCAATATAGGTGTCGGTGACGACCTTATCCTACAATTTGACCAACCAGATTTACCATCAAAATTTGTATCCGCTGCTGATAAAAAAGCAGTACAAGATGCTTTCTTACAAATTGCTAATCTGAAGAAAATTGGAATAAAGAATATCGACGCCACATATGAGAGATTACTCTCATATCTTGAGATACCGAGTGGCAATGATGCAGTTGGTGTGCAAGCGAAGTCCATCATTAGTTCGATGCTCAACGACCTTATAACCTTTACGAAGGCCGTTGGAACTGCTGCCGAAAATACTGCAGCGGCAAAAGGAATTGAATTAACTAATGCTATTCCGAAACAATTTGCCGATTACGCAAAATACAAAGAAGCGAGCATTTTGTTTAGAACTTGGGTAAGGAACATCGAAGAAACTTTCGGTTTTTCGACCAAGTACCCAAGCCCGAAAGACGAGGAAGCCGCCATAACTAGGATGTTACAAGTATTCAACGATAACAGAGTCCCGACTCAATCGTCGGCGGTTGAACTAGGACAGGCTCTTGGGGAAGATTTTGTAGGAACTGCGGCTGGAACAAAGATTGCATTGGGGGGGAAGAGTATGACCCCAAATATACAGACGTTCGCAAATTCAGGTTTCATGGGGAGGCTCGCCTCTATAGTGCAGACCATCCCTCAGTCACTCATCAAAAATTATATAAGTACCGGCACCCTTTCTGGCCTTGAGAAGCACCCTGTCGTACAAGGACTTGCCAGTCTTACCGGAGCGACAACAGCTGAAATCGCAAAAGAGATTGCTGAACTTGTCACGCAAAATAATCAAGAAGAATAATCCTTATGCCTACACAAGACATAAGCTCATTCTCAAATTCCATCGTACCGCAGGCGACTCAAAGCACCGTAGAGAATGTTAAAAAACTTTTACCTATCATCGTTACAAGTGCGAAAAACCTGACATATAATCCTGATTTACACTTTGAAAGGCAACCTGAACCGCAATCGTCGTTGCCGCCGATAAACGAAAATCCTATTGTAAGCAACGCGAGGAAAATCCTTAGTTGGGTGAATAAGCCGTCTATCACGCGAGAAGTTTCTTATCATTCTGCGGGTCGTGGACTCGACCCAATGGCGTTGCGAATGGCGATAGTCGGGCAAGAAAGTGGTGGCGATTATTCAGCAATAAGCACACACACTGATTCAAGAGGAAACCATTCATACGGTAAGTACCAAATACTTGGTTCAAATATACCTGTTTGGACGAAAGAAGCGTTAGGGAAGAGCATGACACCTTCACAATTTTTGAAAGATACGAGTGCCCAAGATAAGGTTTTTGCGTGGCATCTTTCAAATCTGATGCAGAAATACGGAAATATAAACGACATCGCATCTGTTTATTTCAGTGGCGGGCCTTACGAGAAGAATAAAATGAAGAAAGACAAAAGCGGTCTTACTGTAGAAAAGTACGCGCTACAAATTAGCGAAAAGTATCGGAAGGCTGTTTCCCAATTGAGACCTTCAAGCAAAGAGTTACAATCTTAGTATGTCGGTCTCCCAGATACACAAAAGGGCTGTTTTCTCTTCGAGAGAGCAAGCTAACGAGGCTCGGAATATATTGCAAAACGCATTGCTCGCGAAAGGTTTTGAATCAACGAAAATTGAAAAAATTATTGAAATCGAGAATACTCTTCTCGAAACGAAAAAAGCGGTTATAGAAGAACTAGCTTCACTTCGTATGAAGAACGAAGCCTCTTTTGAGGCGGCACTTTCTAAGAGTTTTGAAGCAGCAGAAGTTATAATCAAAAATTATATCGAGAAGATTCAATATGAGGTTTCAGCCCAAACTGAAGAGGCGACAGCTAAAATTAAAGACTCTGTCCATGACGCCAACGCTTTCCTTACGATGGCCAAAGAAGTATTCCGTTCGGTTACTTCTTCCATCGAGTCTCTCAAAAATGAGTTTACAAAGAAGATGACATTTGTGGAAACGCTGCGAAAGCAGGATATTCTTAACGAGGTAGAGTCTCTCATCGAAAAGAAAATTGCCGAAGAAGAGTCCGAAGCAGATGAAAGCGAGGAAGAGATTAAAGTTTCTGATATAAAAGGATTACAAGAGAAACTCGACGAAATAAGGCGAGCTTCAGTAGTTTACGGGAGCGGGATGAGGGGTGGTGGAGATACAGTGTCAGCCGGAAGTGGTATTTCAATAGCACGTGACTCAAATGGGAGGACTGTCATAACAAATACTTCGACGGGCGGTTTTACTGAATTGTCAGCAACTGAAACCCCTAATGGGGCTACGACAGTCTTCACTTTTCCGGCAGCATCAGCACAGCCGTCGTATATTGTCGCCGATGGGGTAACTTATAAAGCTATCTCAAAAGTAGGTACTGTGTACTGGACTTGGAACGCTGGAGCAAAGCAAGCTACATTAACAATACCGCCGACAGATGACATTTATGCGATTGTTTAATATGAAGAGAATTAGATTACTATCTGCTTTCAGTATTGGCGTTCTCCTCGCTATCGGAGGTACTGTTTATGCCGCAACAGGTGGAATACCTGTTTCCGTTCCTACGGCTACTGGTGCTAATTTTGTTCTTTTGTCAGATTCTACAGGGAGATACACGGCAGTTTCGACATCTTCGCTTGGAATTATTGGTGGTTCAGGTGTATGGCCGTTTACGACTGGTCTAACAAACTTTGGGACTTCGACCCAAGCGACGACAACACCCGGTTGGTTCAAAATGGGCATTTATGCTTCGTCAACATCGCAATTTGTTTACGCCAGTACGACTGCTTTAAGTGCGGCTACACTATGTCTTACTGGTGACACATGCCGTAGTACATGGCCGTCTGCTGGAGCTGGTGTGTGGCCTTTCACGCCATCAACTAACTTCGGTGTTCCTGTACAATCGACATCAACCCCAGAGTGGTTCACAAATGGCTTATATGCGTCTTCGACATCTCAGTTAGTAAATGCTTCAACTTCTCAAGTCTCTTTTGCTTCTCTTTTCGGAAACGCTCTTGCTACATCATCCGCAGGAACAACACTCGGAACACTTCTGTTTAACGGAACAAATTTTTACGCAAAACTAGGAACAGCCACGACATCAGTGGGTAACGGCGGCTGGTTTGACATAGCAAGTTCGCACGATATCGATGTATTTCTCATAGCAGGACAAAGCAACGCAGTGGGTGCCGCAACAGATAACACTGGCGCGTTAATACCAGTTGGTGACAGTGTATACAAATTTAGAAATGGCGTGCTTTCGGCAGTCGCTTCTGACCCTGTATGTAATACAAACAATGGTAGTGCATGGCCTCAATTTGGTATTACCTACTACAATCTCACGCATCATCGTGTTCTTTTGGTTTGTACCGCAGTGGGTGGAACAGGACAAAATCAGCTTTCAGATACAGGCAATGGCAACTGGTATCCGAATCAGACACCTCCATACGGAGGGTCTGGCAGTACGCTATATGCTGATTCTTTGGCGAAACTTTCAGCAGCTACATCAAGCGCGATTGCGGCAGGCTTTAATCCAGTTTTTAAAGGTATCTTATGGGTTCAAGGCGAGAATGACGGGGTGACAATCAATTCTGCGACTGAGACACAAGCAGAATACATAGCAACGATGGAGACGATGATTTCCCAGTACCGTACTAACCTAGGTGCAAATACGCCGTTTTATATATTTAGAACGGGGCGACGCGGGGACGGACTACAGGAAGAAGCGTTCAGACAGATACGAGAAGCGCAAGAACAAGTCGCCGCATCAAATATATTCAACTATCTTGTTTTCAGAAACGCGGTTGATTTCGTGCATCGTGGACTACAACAAGACCCAGCAACATCGGTTTACCATTATCTACAAGCTGGATATAACGAAATGGGTAACGTCGGAGCACAAAATGTCGTAACTGCACTAAAGACGACACCAGGGACAGGCTGGTATGTACTCAGTAAAAATGCTTACTTTAATCTAGCTTCGACTTCACAGTACATTCTCGCAGGCGTCGCCACGACCACTCCGACTCAAACAAATATCGCTATGGAATTACTTGGCGATACTACTCTTTATGCCCGTAATTCATGGCTTGCATTGACGCAATTTGCGTCTAATTCTGCGCTTCTTTTTAAACGTGCCGGAGGTACAGTACTCAACCCAACAGCTGTTTCTTCTGGAGATAAGATAGGGAGCATCGAGGCGGTTCCGTTTGACGGTGGAACACCGTGGGCTACTACATCTGCTTCAATAGGCTTCTATGCGGCTGAGACGCAAACAACTGAACGACATGGCTCCTATATCAATTTCAGCACGACACCGAACGTAGGCGCAGCGCAGACGATTGGCGTTGACGCAGGTACTTCTACAAAAGTAGGTACAGGTGTTACTGCGCTTTCAGCATCACAAACAGTGGGAAGCGGCAGTAATCGTATACTTGTGTGTGGACTTGCTCACTCAAGTGCAAACGATATTGTCCAAACTGCCACAAATACGACATCTGGCGTGCAGCTAACTCGTGCTGCTCGTGTAGGCGGGACAACTGTTTCATCAGAAATTTGGTACGAACTAAACCCGCCCACTGGTGTGAATAATGTAAACATCAGCTTCTCGTCTGCCCCGAACGCAGCGTGGGGGTGTCAATCATTTTCTAATGTTTCTCAGATTTCACCTTTCGGAACGAACACTTCAACCAGCAGTAACATGATAGGACAGCCAGTGCAGTCCATTACTACGACGGTAGGTGACCTTATGATTGACGTTCTTGCGAAACGAAGTGGAGTGCAACAAGTAACATTAGGGCTCACGTCCCAAACCGCATTACAGGCAACGAGTTCGAGTGCTCTCGCTTCCGCTTCTTCTCTTTATATGAGTTATACCCTTGCTACTACCACAACGACGTATTCAGGGTGGGATTGGACAACAACTGCTACTCAGCATGCCTATCTCCAAATACCGTTACAAGGAGCAAGTGCTAACGCTTCAATTCTTACTGAGGCGTTAAGAATCAATCAAGATGGAAAAGTAGGAATCGGTACAACATCTCCATATCTTAAACTTTCGGTTGCTGGCCCAATTGTGGGAGACTACTACATCGCCACTACGTCAACCGCTTCAAGTTTTCCGTATGCTTCGACCACCGCTCTCTCAGCTACAACATTATGTTTTACAGGTGATACATGCCGTACGACGTGGCCGTCTGCGGGAGCTGGTGTTTGGCCATTCACTCCAACTACTAACTATGGTGTTGCGGTGCAATCAACGTCAACGCCAGAATGGTTCACGAACGGATTGCACGCTTCCTCAACATCACAGATTCAATACGCTTCAACTACCGCACTTTCGGCTACTACACTCTGCCTTATAGGAGATACCTGTATCAGTACATGGCCTGTAGGTGGAGGTTCAGGTTTTTCGACGACATCGGCCGATTACTGGCAGACCCAGCGTAACTTTTTCAGCACAACATCAGCAGATTATTGGAAGACACAAAATAATTTCTTCTCTACCACATCTGCTGATTACTGGGTGTCGCTTTACGATAAAGGATACTTTTTCTCGACTACAAGCGTTGCCTATTGGAAATCGATTACTGACTTGTTTTCTACGACATCGGTTAATTACTGGTTGACTCAAAAAACAACAAGCAATCTTACGGAGGGTTCTAACCTGTACTACACAGACGCTCGTGTTCTTACATACTTGGATACCCTAAATAAAGGGTACTTCTATTCGACTACAAGCGCGTCTTACTTCCTCTCGCAGAATCAAGGTAATGCGTTCTCAACAACTAGTGCAACGTATCATCTGACAACTTCAATTGATACTTCGGCAGAAATTGCTGCCATATTAACAGACGAAACAGGAACAGCGGGTAATCTAGTATTTTCGACTTCTCCTACTTTCACTGGCACCATAAATGCTGAGGCTGCTTCTCTTTCTTCGACATTATCCGTTTCGGGGTTATCTGCCCTTGCTTCAACGACTATCACCGGCCCAGCGACAAGTTCTCGGAACTCTGCGGCTGCCGTTGCCACTACAACAAATATAGTTATCTATGACCCTACAAATTCGAACGCATGGAGTACCACTAACCCGTGGGGACTTGTCGCATGGGCGACAGGCGACCTTGGCTTTCCAGGTAAATCGTACAGCGCGGTTGGCCCCGTCATGGACGCGGTAAACGGTAATAATGCAAACCTTGGATTTTTCTCAGATGTGAATGGTGCTGGACTTCTTGAGCGTATGCGAATGACGTTAGACGGAAATTTCCTTATCGGCACTACTTCGTCCGCAGCAAAGCTCACAGTACAAAGTGCTTCTGGTAACCTACTGCGATTGGTGAACAGCGTTGGTACGATAATTCTTGGCATTACGAACACCGGCATAGCGACGATTCTTGGCGAATGGGATTTCGGTGGAGCGACCAGTCTTGAAATTCCGAACGGCACAGCACCTACCGTAGACGCAACTGGAGAATGTGCGTGGGATACAACCGACGACCAGCTCATATGCGGTGATAGCGGGAACACTGCACGAGTCGTTGCGCACGATGAATTTCGTATTATATCCACGACGATTCATGCATCTTCAACATATTTTGCATCAGGGCAGTCTCTCTTAGCCCTGCAATACAAAGATGCGCTTGAAATCACGCAATTTCTTTGCTCTGTGGAAAACGGCACATCAAAGGTACTTAACTTTACTGATGGAACGAATGACACCGAAACTATTACCTGTACCACAGGTGGCGCAAGTGACACAGATGTTGCAACAAACGACACATTTACCGCTGGTGAACTTGGTTACATCGAATTTGGGGCAACAACTGGCAACGTAACTGCAGTGCATATAGAGGTTTGGGCGAGAATAACAAGAGAATAATATGCGTAAAACTTCTGCCATTGTGGGAGCTTTATTGATACTCACAGTGTTGGTTCTTTCTGTGCAACCACAAACTACTCAAGCAGCTCCGACCGTTGAGATTTTTAGCACACCTGGTTCATTCGGTTGGACAGCGGCAACCAGCACAGTATTTGTTCAGTGTTGGGGCGCAGGAGGAGGCGGTGGCGACGGAGCAAACGATGGTGGAGCTGGTGGTGGTGGCGGCGCATATGCTGCTGCTACTGCTACGGTTGCTATTGGTGTTACATACACCGTAAAAATAGGACAAGGAGGCAACGGGGCAACTGTTAACGGGAGTGCTGGCTCGGATGGAGACGAAAGCTCTTTTGCCACGACTACAGTAGTCGCTGCGGCGGGTAAAGGAGGCGGTGGCACAGGAGCTACTGTTGGTGGTGCTGGAGGGCTTGCGGCCTCATCTACTGGGACTACAACAGCAAGTGGCGGTACAGGGGGTATTCCTAACACATCAGCCGACAGCGGTGGCGGTGGTGGTGGTGCTGGTGGCCCTGTTGGTGCTGGTAATATCGGACAAGATGGTACTGGCACTATAGGTGGTGCGGGTGGTTCAGGCAATGCTGGTTCAGGTGGCGCGGGGGGAGTAGGAAATAACACTGCTTATTCACCAGTCACAAAAGGTGGGACAGCCACAAGTTCAGGTGGAGGTGGCGGTGGCGGTGGAGATAACGGAACTCGTGGTGCAGATGGTGGTTTCCCCGGAGGAGGCGGTGCTGGCGGCGAATCAAACGCAACCGCTGGTAACGCTGATGGCGGTAACGGCGAGTGTGACCTCACCTACGACTTAGGAAGCGGAGGAGGCGGTGAACCACCTGTTAATAGCCAATCAGAATTTTTCTTTGGTTTTATTATTCCGTTTGCGACCCCTTATAATAGAAGAAGGAAGCCCCGGATATGAAGATTGGAAACTTCGACACTAAATTCAAATACATACCGTATTTTCGGAATGTCCCTGATGTCCCATCAGCATGGCATCCAAATGAGCGAGTCCTAACAAAAATTCTTCGTACATTCGATATCCCTAGAAATACCGCCGTCGATTTCGGAGTCGATTGGGGTTTCAGCACGGCGGTACTGGCGAATCACTTTGATAGTGTTACCGGTGTAGACGATTACCAAGAATACTCGGCGACACGTCCTAAAGGAATGTATGAAAAGGTGAAGGAGAAGCTTGCAAAATGGGACAACATCACGCTCGTTAAAAGTGATTATCAGACATTCATTGCAAAAGTAGGGGATACTCAATTTGATTTAGCACATATAGATATAATTCACGATTACGAACACACTTTCGAGTGCGGTTTATGGGCTGCCAACCACTCAAAAATAACCCTATTCCACGACACGCTACACTATTCAGAAGTATTCAATGCTGTAGTAGACATCGCCGCCGCCACCGGTAAGACCTATTACAACTTTCAGGAGGGTTTCGGGCTAGGGATTCTTGTAGCCACCAATAGACCACATCTATGACAGGACAAGACCAAATTCTTGCGACCATAAAACAAGCTGTCGATGACGCTGTTAATCGAACCGTTCCCACTGCCGTACAAGTATCGATTCCGATTTACGTTAATGGGAAAATAGATAAATTGACCGTCAAACTTGAAGAATATATGAACGAACAAGGGAAACTTAACCAAGCGCGTTTTGAGCTATTGACCAAGATGGACAACGAGCAACAAGTTCTGCGGACGAATCAAGCGTGGCTTATGAAGTTTATGATTGCTATAATGTTTGGCATAGGCGGTATGTTCGTTACATTTACGACAACACTTGCTACACGCGGTCTATGAAGTTCAGGCAGCAACCGTGGAGCCACGACCATCGCAGTAAGCGATTTACCACTAAGGCTCTCCAGTTTGCAGCAATCTCGCAACTTCCCATAAGTCTATTTAGAACTCGATATGAGTGCTTAGACCAGGGCGGCAGCACGAGATGTGCAGCTTATGCTGCGGTGATAAATGGGCAATACATTCATGGCCAGACATTTTCCATTGATTGGCAGGTGAATAAAATTAGCCGTATACAAGGGTATTCAGTAGACGGCACTGGTTCTGACCCGAACGCAGCAATGAACTCGCAAACTTACTCAAAAGAGGGTGGGTATCTTCCATCAAATATGTGGACTCTTACGGCTCCTGCTCTTTTAGACCGCTACGCGCAAGATTATTCTACTCGTGCGTTTGTGAAGCCAGCAAGCGGCAAAGATGTATTCGATAGTATTTGTGTCGAATTATTCCGAGCATACCACGAACAGCGCGGGGCTTGCGTTCAAATGTTTACAGGATGGTACGACAACTTTAGTCAGCCTGAGATACGAACAATCGGAAATTTACTTGGCTACCACTCATATCTAGCCATTGATTTTAACAGACAAGACCAAAATGAAGACAATCATTACCTCGTTCTACAAAACTCATACGGACGTAATATGGGAGAGAATGGTTATCATAAAATGTACCGCCCTGTGGTGAACAAATTGCTATCAGGTTGGGGAAGTAGTTGCAAAATCCCAGTAGAGCTTACCAAAGCACAGCTTGAACTCGCAAAACAAGAGACACCGCTAGGTAAAATACAGCGGCAGCTTATCAACGCTTTCTATACAGTCGGCGTGTATCTTGTACGTTTGTACGGTAAAATTGCAGTATGAACGTGCCTCAATCGCTATTAGTCGCACTACAAAACCTAGCAAAGTCGCTACAGGCATACGTCGATAGCAAAAAAACACCCTCTATTTCGCCAAATTTGCCACCACAACCAACGAAACCAACAGAAACGACATCTGAGCCGATTCGTGCGGTTTTGAACCCTACAGCCCCGTATGACTTCTCTACTCCAAAAGCAGCTTGCCACTCCGTTCGCGTCATCTGCGACGAAGAAGGGCTGACTGTAGCTCAAAAAAACATAATCGCACAAGTTATATCATGCGAAAGTGGATTTAAGAACACAGCCAAACTCGAAAACAAAAAGGACGGCAAGACATGGTCAACGGATTGGGGTATATGCCAGATAAATGACTTTTATCATATAGGCTCCGGCAAGTCGTTTCCATCTGTTGAATACGTCCTCGAGCGACCAGACAAGGTGGTACGTTGGATGATTCGTCAATACAAAGCAGGACGTCTTTCTATGTGGGTATGTTACTCAAAGGGAATGTACAAAAGTTTTCCACCTAAAATATGAACGTGTCGCATTGGTCGAACGGCACTTGGTAAACAAAATTTTATGTCTGAACTATACAGATTAGATAAAAACGACGTCGTTAAGGGTGGCCTTGTGGTAGTGTTGGTCGCTGTGTTCGCTTCCTTACAGGAGATGTTCACCGCACACGGCCTCGACTTCGCCGCTTTTGATTGGGGTTGGATATTAAATTGCGCTGCACTGGCCTTTATAGGCTATCTAGGCAAAAACCTTTCGACTGACTCAACAGGAACAACACATACCCCGTTTGGTAAAGTTAAAGCGCGGTAATACTTGTTTTTGCATATTGGTGTGCAAAAATACTAACGTGCGCAGGACATATCAACGTCGAAGAAGCCGCTCAACTTGATTTAGGCGGCTTTTTTCGTTATCTATATTAACTCCATGAATTGACGCTTAATCAAGCTTTTCACTCCTCCTCCAGCAAGCCTCACAAGCATATCGTGAACAGGTAATCCAGTAATTCTTGTTTTCGGAGCAAGAGCATACCGAAGGGACATAGGAGATTCTTCTTACTTGCCTTGACGGGACGTGTGATAAACTTTGACCCCACTTACGGCTGTTGTTTTTCTTTATTGTGCTTCTTTTACGTTCCATAATTATCTGTCCCAGACCTTGTCATAATTCCCATTTTTGAACAACAAATCCACGGCGCGGTCAAACTCTTGGAAAGCGTGTCTATACATCATTTCCTTGTCGTGGAGGCGGCGTCTTTTTTCGGCGGCGGAGTCCTCTAAAGGGTGAAACTTTTCGATTAAAGTGTGAACATTTTTCATGGTTGAGTTATGGGGAATTTTATGGGGAACCTTAGGGAAAGGGGATTCCTTCCCCATATCCCTGTTTTACCCAGGTTAAATAAAACTAAACCTACCCGTTCCCCATAATATATGGCTTATTTCCTTGCTCTCCTGACTTATGGGGAACGACTGGGGAACGTTATGGGGAACGAAAGTTATGGGGAACGGTTTTGGGGAACGGATTTTAGCGTTCCCCATAACTTGTTTTTGGGGTATCAGTAACGAACCAAACTGCACCTCTTTTTTCTCCCTTGACATCGACCAGCCCTCGTTTCTTAAGACGCTGTGTAGACTTCTTGACGACCTCGTCATTAAGTCCTGTAATCTCAATAATTTGACCCCTAGTGAGCCTCCCGTTTCCGCGGAGTGCTTCTTCAATAATTGAGTCAGTTGAGTTGATTTCGACCACGTCTTCTTTCTTCAAAGTGACTGGCCCGTAATGGTCTCCTATTTCGCCAATTTCCCACTTCTGGCGGTAGCAGAACGGCTCTACCTTACCCATGTTCGACTTTTTAGCTATTGTGGCCTTAATCAGCTTCCCATCCTCTTCAGACTCAAGGGTAAGCCTCCATGCTACACGTGTGAGTGCCCTCCAAAAAACTGTCCCGTAATAGGCTTTATCGGCTGTTTTAGCCAACGTATCCTTAGGTTCATGGTGAATAATGAGCTTTGTGGCAGGTATATTCTCCAGTGCGTTGAAGAAATCGACAACTTTTTGCTCATCATTAGGAGAGCCACCAGCAGCGTTTGACCCTGCGTCAATCACAATTAGGTCAAAACCACCCTTAACGACCATCTTGGCTATAACCTCAGATAAATCGCGTATAGAACCGTCTGGCTTGTACCAGCCCACGTTAGAAGCCAATGTCTCTTTCGAGATACCCATACCTGCGGCTATTTCAAAAAGACGTTTATTAAAGACACTCGGGCTATCTTCATAGTCAAGGAATAATGTCTTTAATGCTGTCTCAGATGAATACCCCATAAATGGGTATCCAGTCGCCAAAGAAGCGGCCATTCTCAAGCAAAAATACGATTTACCAACCTCAGAGTCACCAAACACCATATTATTTGCTCCTTTTTGGAGAAAGGGAAACAAGAGGAACTGGTCTTCTTCACATGGCACCTCATTGAAGTTGCGTACCACTTGAGAGTCATTGAACTTCTCAATAACGGCATTAAACGCCTTGTTTATGATAATCGCCCATTTAATCTTATCTTCGTAAGCGTTCTGTAGAGAGCGCCGGAAACCCTCAACCGCCGAATGAGAGTTAATATCAAGCCTTTGGCAGTAGGATTCAGATACCCCATCCTTTGTGGACTGAAGAAACACCTGCACTAACGCTGTAAAAGACTGGTGCGCCCTACTTATCTCTGAGAAAGAGAAATACACCCTCCCTTCTGGGTAAGGCACCTTAACAACAAAATCTCGACCCTCAACAACAACCTGTAGTTCATCACTCATATTCACTTCCTAAAACCCCCACACCTCGCAGGAAATGCGGGGGTTTTAATAAATGAATAAGTCCTGCGAGACATACAGGAACAATACATCAATATCGAAAAAAATTTTTCGATAGTTGGGGATAACCATCAATAGAACAAAATATAATTTGTTGAGATGCCGCCTAAATCAAGTCGAGGCGGTTTCTCGGCGTAGGCCCAAAAAAAGATTTATTAAAATCCGTACGCATGTATAGCGTACCATGAATTTAATCCTGCCCTGTCTTCTTCTTTTTCTTTTCTGGGAGTTTTACATATTCCCCAACGAAGCCTAACTTTGGAATAAATTCCAAATCAACCTTCGCCCCAACAAAAGCCCCCATATATTTCGCCTTTTGCTTTATCTCAACCTTCCTATACTCAATTTCACGAGAACCGTCGGAGCTTCTTTTTGGTGGTTTATCAGATTTGGAAACCCAAACAGATAATCCTTTAAGGTATTGGAACACTTGCCCTCCTTTGGATTTGTATATTGGGTATCGACTCATTATTGATTGGTCGTGGTACAGGTGGTTGATGAAAATAAGAACAGCATTTTGCCTATCAATAACAGGTTCTATCTTCCTGCAAAACTTCCCGATGATTCGGGATTGCAAAGCTCTTGTTTCTGCTTCAGTGGGTTTTTCTTGTTCGTCACGCCCTGAGATGCCGCCGATGGAATCAAGCACCACCACAGCATTTTTATGGGGCTTGAACTTTTCATCGCCGAACTCGCCGCCATCAATCCATCTCGCCATCCTTTCAAGTAACGCCTCCCCATAGTCCTGTTTATCATATTCGAGTATATCGCAGTCGATGCCAACAGCAGAAGCGAACTCAACAAAATCTATAGACCTCTCAGCATCAGCATAGTATGTAGGACGTCCGAGACGCTGTGCCTGTGCAAGAAATTGAAGGGCTAGAGTGCTTTTCCCTGTTCCCTCCATTCCAGCAATTTCAATAATTATCTTAGAGGGGAACCCGCCACCAAGAATCTCATTTAACGATGGTATTGATGTTGGTATTATTTCGTGCTTCTCAATCTCGGAGGCTTTCATGCTATTTATCCGACACCGCGTTGATAAGAGTTTCTTCTACAAATACGGAAATAGTCCACCTCTTAGAATCAGCCTTGTCTTTTACCTTTTTAATAATTTTCGGGTCTAAATACGCCGTTAGACGTTGCTTTTTACTCATAGAGTGTATTATGTATTTTATATAAATAATGTCAACATTTGCAGTTATCCCCACACCATTTGTTGACATTTGTTACTGACCACATATAATAGCCACATTACAAACGTTTGATTATTAACTATGAACTTAAATATGAGTCTTGATAATAGTGAATTAAGGGTGGTCGAGGACAGTTACTCAGACTTTGAGTATTTCCTCGAAAATAAACTGTGGGATGCGGCAGCATCAACGGCTAAAGCGATGCGAGAATTTTCTGAGGCTCACGCCGAAGAACTCTACGCAAAATTAGCTGAAGCGATGCGGAAGGACTTAGCAGATAAAAAGCAAATATAATATGCCACCAGAACAAGAATTTCCATCGGTTCAAATCGAAAAAAATGTGCGTTATATCCTCAGAATTAAAGGATTATACATCGGTCAATTTACCTCTGATGAATTGAGGACAATAAAGGATTTTATGACTTCTTACGAAGTCCCACAAGAATAAGTAGATTTGTTCTTTAGCAATAGAAATAGGTGGTGGAGGGACTGCTGGGTGCAAGGCGCAATAGTACCAAGGCCGGAGAGAAAGGTACTACCTCCCTATATTCGTCACGGAATATGGCATGGGAATAAGGTGTCGTGACTGCTTCTCTGCCCAGCCGCCCCTTCATCACCCCATTACAAGCAATAAAAACAACCATGAGTACAACAAGAGAAGACTTTATTGAAAAAGAAAAATTTAGCAACTGCTGCGGAGCAGCCATGTATGAACTTGGCGACTGCTACCTTTGCTGTGATTGCAAGGAATACTGCGAACCAGTAGACGAAGAATAAATTAACAGCACATACCTCTCCACCTCTCAAGCTCGTTATGTGCGGCTTGGGAGGTGCTGGGGATAACACGAAACAAGTATGAAAAACAAACTACATGAAATTTTTGATGATATCGAGGTGGTGCTGGAACACTTAAGAAATGACCTTACTGGTTGTTCCTTACCTGAGGAAGTGCTTGGAGCGATGGACAGAGTGGAGACATGGCTCGCTACAATGTCAGAAGATGATGAAAAGCGACTATGAAAGTAATCTATCGTCTTAGCCCAGGCCCGCAATTCGAGTATGTTGAAGTTCATTCAGAGGAACCGAATGAGATAGAGCCGAAAGAAATTGCGCGATACTATGAGGAATACTCTTCAGCATTTCGTCCCAAACCAATTAACAGCTTAAATGACAAGGAATACGATACATTCATACAAAATATGTTGGAGGGCGGCTCCAACCACGTAGAAGACATAGAAAGAATGTCGCCAGAGCAGCAAAAGTACATGCAGATAGTTAAGCGGGCATTAAATAGAATCGAATATAAACTAAGCAAAAACTAATATGAATCGAAACGAAATTAAATCAAAAATGGGTATTGGTACTGCAACGGGAAATTTTTATTATCTTGATAAGATAACGATGAGCGGCGATGATGGCTCGTTTAAGTTTGCAGACCTGACGACTGAACGTCAGAAGGGTGAAAGGGTTGTCATAAAAGATATTGGAAAGACCGTAGAGGGCGTTATTCTCAAGATGCGGTGGCAGCTTTCGAGGTGGGATGAGCCGAGTAGCATATTTTATAATTCTACGGAATATGACGATAAAAACACAGACCAGGTAATGATATTCCCACCCAAGAAGAAAGGCTCAGTATTAGAAATGAAGGAGGCGTTCAAACTATCAACGCAGCGTGTTATTTACTTCTACGTCCCATCCATGGAGAAAATCGTGCGTCTTATAGTGAAGAGCTCTGCTTTGAGTGGGGACAAAAACCCAAAGGGGGAATTTGGTTTGTTTGAGCACATGGATAATTTCTCTAATGACGACATTCTCCCTCTCGAAGCGATAACGAAATGTGTTGGTGTTCATAGAAAGGGGACAAACAAGGACGGCTCCCTCAACCCCCGCAAAGACCATTACGCAATGACCTTTTCAAGAGGAGCTACATTAACAGAAAGTGAGGTTGAAAAGATGGTCGCCATGCTCAATGAAGTGGACGAAAAAACAAGCAGACAGGCTCCTGCACAAAACATCACCAACGAAACTGAAGATGAAATAAACCCAGACGACATCCCTTTCTAAATGACCTATGAAACCAACAAAAGAAGAAATTCTTGCGGTAATTGAAGAAGAAAACCAAGCCCTCATAGCTTTCACCGAAGCAATAAACGAGGAGACAATAATTAGAAACAAAGTGCAGATGTGCCGCCAACGATTCAACGACGCAAGAGATGCAAAGCGCGCCCTTACGAATGACTTACTAGCACTGTAAATAACAAAGTATGAAAACAAAAATAAGAGTTACAACAGGACTACGTAAATACGCAACTTTAAATAGTGGCAAGAACGACTACCGCGCAGCGAGATTGGAAATTATGGAGAAATTTAACAGAACAACCGTATGAACAAATACAAAACATATGTACAGGAATTCGGTTCGGCTGAAAGGGTTTCACTGTGGATTGATACAGTTCTCACGAAACATCTTAAAACCAACCAAGAAAAACAAGATGAGATAGAGCACATAATCGACTATCTATCCGCAACCGACAAAGACATTAAAGGAATGTCTTATGAGGACGCAAAGAAAAACGCAGAGCTGTGGAGCAAGGCTCAGCAGAAAAAAGGAAGAGGTATCAAAGAATCTGTAACAGACACGGAAGTTGTGCTTGACTTTGGCGATGGTTTCAAGATTGTCAAGTTAATCGGAGAGAACGCATACAAGAGAGAGGGTGCGATTATGGGACATTGCGTCGCAAGCTACTATGGTAAAGGAAAAGAAATATTCTCTTTGCGAGACGCGAAAAACATACCGCATTGCACGATAGAAAAAGGACAGCAAATTAAAGGCCGTGGAAATGGTGATGTTGTTGGGGAATATGTTGGGTATATAGTCAGATTCTTAGAATCAATTGGAATGACCGTTGGAGACAATGAAATGAAGCACTTAGGCTACTTCAACGCAGAAAAATTGAAAGCAGAACTGCACAAGGATACAAAGTACTTTAATCAAAAGTACTTGCCATTAGGGGCTACTCTTATCGGAAAAGATGGAAAAGAGTTTTTCTCCTTTGATTTGTTGGACTATAAACCGTTAGTAAGTGAGAAAGACGGAATCCTCAAGCTCAACTTTGAGCTACCATCATTCATCAAGCTCTCATTTGAGCACCTATGGTCACAAATTAAAACAAGCGCAACGAACGCAAGCGTTGGGGACTACGCAACGAACGCAAGCAGTGGGAACTGCGCAACGAACGCAAGCAGTGGGTACGGCGCAACGAACGCAAGCATTGGGAACTACGCAACGAACGCAAGCAGTGGGTACGGCGCAACGAACGCAAGCAGTGGGAACGGCGCAAAGAACGCAAGCAGTGGGTACGGCGCAACGAACGCAAGCAGTGGGAACGGCGCAACGAACGAAATGGCTACAAATTCTATATCAGTGGATGCAGGAGACGGAGGAAAGGTAAAGGGCAAGGTAGGGTCATGGTTCTGCCTTTCAGAATGGAGTGAGGATGGGAGAACACCTCTTTGTGTGAAGGCAGCAAAAATAGACGGAATTCTTGTCAAAGAAGACACATGGTACACATTAAAGAATGGAGAGTTTGTCATTGTAAATGATTAAAATAATCGTATGAAAGACTCTAAACCAGAGAAAGCAGAGGAATGGCGCGAGGATTTCCAAAAGAAACTATTTGAGAGCACATTGGAGAATGACGCGTGGCTTCATATAAACGAAGATTGTAAATGCCAATGTTATATCGAAGATAAAGAAATTGAATTATTTATCGAGAACCAAATAGCCAAAGCCAAGCAGGAAGGGTACGAGCAAGGGCTGAAACAAGCAGCGGATAGTCCTACCTTTTAATCACCTAACCAATAGATAACAATATGATTACAATACTAGGCTTATCACTAGCAGTGTCACTAATACTGGCAAGTGCAAGTTTACTTCTCTTATCGGTCAGTTTTTTCATGTCTGCGTTAAAAGATAGAAGAAAAGATAGATTATAACTAACCAATAGATAACAATATGTAGTCGAAACTCAGGAAAGGAATAACACAAAATCACTATGCCAATAGGAAACCCAACATCAAATACGACTGGACCCAACAGAACTCTTACGTTCGGAGAAAAAGCAGTAGGACTGACTTTCAATCCCAGTGGCGACCCTACAGTAGCTAAAATCAAGCGACTTTACGCCGAAATTATCGACACACTC